AACCGGTCATAGACCTGGAACCACTCCTGAACAATGGGGATTTGCTAGGGTTAATTCGTTTACTACAAAATCTCCGGGCACATGGGGCAAAGCCGATAAAGATTTAGCGGATAAAGTAAGAGGCAAGTAAAATGGCAGTTAAATCAGCAGATAGAAAACCAGAAAAATATATTGGTCCAGACGGTAAGGTAAGAATTCGTATGGTTCCGGTTGATAAAGAAGTTGTTAAGAGTGAAAAAGCGTTTAAAGAAATGCGTAGTAAATATTCTAAGCGCGAACCCATGAAAAAAGTAAAACCTATGGGTGAAGCCAAAGATCCTGAAGAGTATGATAAAGAAGGTGATATGGCTAAGACACAACTCAAGACAATGATTGACGCTGCCCAAGAACTACACGATCAATTGTCTGATGATGAGAACATGCCTGAATGGGTACAGAATAAGATTACTAAAGCTACAGATTATATCGATTCAGTGCGTGATTATATGAAAAATAATGATGACGTCAATGAAGAGACTATTGATGAAGTTCTAGATCGTCCAGGCGCATTGGATAGCTATAGAAAAAAAGCTAAAATGAAAAGTGATAAGGCTCGTAATACTGCAACAGCTAAACTTCTTCGCGGCAATCCTGAAATTTCAAAAGAAAAAGAAACTATTCGTAAGCGTGAAAAGGGCCAAGACATGTCTGATAGAGTTGGTGTTAAACAATTCCGTAAATCAATCGGTAGAGGTTACAATGGAAAATCGTAATTTGCAAGAGGCTTCTCTTAATAAATCTAATATTGAAAAACACATAAAAAAGTCTTTAAAAGATAAGGCTAATTATAATAAAGATGGTTCAATTAATTGGGATCTTGTTAATGATGATGTTATGATGGCAATGCCTTCGGCCGCCGAAAATGAAAAAACTTATACTAAACTATTCAATTCCGCGGCCGATAAAATGGATAAATCTATGTCACGTAAAGAAAATACCGAAGAGTCTATGCAATTAACAAAAAATGCTATAACAAAATCTGGCAATTCAAATGTTATGAAATCTTTTAAGATAAGCAAGCTTAAAAATGATCTTGCAGCACTTCGTAAAAATTTAAAACAGCCAAATCCAGGATCACCAAAGCGTGGCCCAGCTTATGAAGCAAAAACCGAAATTAAAAAAGGTGATACTGTTCGTTTAAAAAAGAAATACGCTGACGGACCAGCCGAAGCTAAAATGGATTATATTGTAAAAGAATTAAGAGGACCGCGAGTTCTTATTGCCCCAAAAGTATGGAAAAGTGGTGGAATTGTTCCAACGGAATCTGTACAAATGTATATGATTGAAAAGCCTGCAATGGCAGAAGCTACCACAGAAATTACACAAATTAAAGGATTAACTGAAATGACCGACAAACATTCTGCTATTTTCGATAAGTTAAAGAAAAATGATAATGTAAAAATTAAATTTGATTCAACGTTATCTAAAGGTGGAGATTTTGTCGAATATAAAGTTTTATCAAAAACAACCGTTTTAAAAGGTAAGCCTTCCGAACAAGAAAAAATTACTCTTCAAGCAAAATCTGGTGGTGTTAAATCTTTCTTACGTAGAAAAAAGGACGGTAAAATTACCTTTGCTATTGGCGATTTAGGTGCAAGTCTTATCGATATGAAAGAAGGTATTGAATATGTAGATGAAGCTAAATTACCAGCTAAAAAGATTATTAAAGATCTTGAAGCCAAAATGTCTATTGATGTCATTGTTGGTAAATATATTGACAAGCGTTCTAGTAATAGAGATGCAATCTTAAAAATTATCCGCGATTATAATTGGAATAAATTTAAACAAAATATAAACAGCGAAACCGATAAGGGCGATGAGGCTATTTCTGAAGCTAAAACCGGTCAAATCCGTATTATAGATTTGTCGAATGCCCACCCTGATAACAGAGCCGGCGCTAAAGCAAAATCCGGGTTTCAGGTTCAAAAGTTTTCTGGTGGCAAATTTGTTAATCAAGGTGCCCCATATTCATCTAAAGCCGCAGCCGAAAAGGTTCGTGGCAGTGGCCAACATACTATGCAATTTGAATCGCTTGACGAAGCCGTTTTACGGGATCGCGATTATGAAGTAAAAAATAATAAAGTTTATATTTCAAAAGCTAACTTTAAAAAAATTCACAAAGATTTTAAAATTGCTCGTAAAGGTGATGAAATGATGATGGTTAATGGTGGGTCTAAAGGATCCATCCTTGTTCCAGTTGAATTTACCGAATCTGTTGAGGAGGCTCGGCAGTTAAAAAATCCTAAAACCGAAGTCATGGTTGTAGATAAAGCCGGCAAAACTATTGTTATTGATAAGACTAAACAAAAAGAATATCTTGCAAAGGGTTGGAAGCTTGCTGAATCTGTTAATGAAACAACCACGCCGATGAGAAACAGATTTGGTCCAGCAGTAGATTCTAAAAAGTTTGATGCATATAAAAAGCATATGAAAGCCAATAAATTAGACGAACCAACAGTTCGCATGGCTCATCAAAATCCAGATGATGCTGAGTCAAAGCGAATGATGAAAAACCCAGCATATTCTAAAGGTTTAGAATTGTACAAAGCCTCAATAAGAGAATCGAATCTTGATGAAGCTACAATGTCACGTGTTGCAAAAGAACTTGAAGATTATGCCCGTAAACATGGCGGCATTGATAAGATGGACTTTATAAAAGCTGCTATGATGATGAAGAAAGGTCAAACAGCACAACTGAAGAAGTTTGTCGATGACTTAGACACAGAGCCACGTGAAAAAATTCTTTCTTTATTAGATAAAGACGCAGACCGCCGCAAAGAATACAAAGCATTTCAGAAAAATATACGTAATGAAGAAATTGAACTTGATGAAGGCGTAAAAGAAAGAGCAGTAAAGGCCCTAATGACAAAGGCTCTTGGTGGTAAAAGAGCAAAAGCCGGAACAACTTCTCGTATTGCTGATAACGGCGATTTTATTGTTACAGATGGGGGTGGACGTATTATTGGCCGCTTAAAGGCCGATAGCTTTACTAATCCGCTAGAAGAGGCTGCTGGTACCAGTGCTAAATACAAAGATAATAAAGGTCTATTTGGCGGTAAATATACCTCCAGTGATCGGGCCGCAGCAATGTCCGGCAAAAAATTTATTGATTGGCGTAATAAAAAGCAATCAAAAAATGACGATGAACATAAAAAATCTGACCCTAAAATGTTTAAGAAGGGTTATGCTAAGCATATGGTTGATATCGATAAAGCTGAAAAGAATGCTAAAAAGCGTGGTATTAAACCCACATTTGATAAACATAAAGCTAAAAATGGTCTTAATAAAGGCAAATTACCTAGTAATAAAGATTATGTAGAAGTTGTATCAGAAGGCGTTATCGATGATCTTCGTAAAATCGTAAACACAAAGTCGGCCGGAGCTGTTAAATTTGCTTCTGGTTCAAAGACAAAAGTTGACATGTTCACTGCATCTGCAATGGTAAAGGTGCATGACTCGTTGAACGATGCAAACAAGAAAAAGTTTGCTGACGCAATTAACAAAGACGAAACCAGGTTTATGAAAATGATGGATTTTGCAATGAGTAAGGTAAAATAAAATGAAATCCTTTACCCAATTAATCAACATATCTCCAGTTTTAGATAAAAAAGAAACAGAATAATGATAGATCCAATATCAGCAATAACTATGGCTACCTCTGCATATAATGTAGTAACTCGAATGGTTGCGGCTGGTAGGGAATTTGAAGATACTGCTCAGCAATTAGGTAAGTGGTATAGCGCAGTAAATGATTTTAGATTTGCAAAAGAACAAGCAAAAAATCCGCCAATTTTTAAACGGCTATTTGCTAGCGGATCTATTGAAGAAGAAGCTTTAGCATTGCTTATTCAAGAAAAGAAAATAATTGAACAAGAAAAAGAATTAAGAACAATGCTAATGTTTAGATATGGTGCAAATGCCTGGGATGAATTAATTCGCATGCGTCGTAAGATAGCAAAACAAAGGCAAGAAACTGTATATCGCCAGGCTGAACTGCGTAAAAATTTATTAAATACTTTAGCTATATTAATATTAATGTTTGCTTGTATCGGAGTATTTGGCGGTATAGGATATTTAGTTATGGATTCAAGGGGATTAATATAAAATGATTAAATTTAAAAACTTTGTAAATGACACTAATTTAACGTATGTTGTAGAAAATAATATTTCTCTTGGTGAGTTATATCGAGTCGGCTCAGAATCTTATTATAAAGTTTTCAGAGATGCCCGAAAGCAATATGCTGAAGGTAATATTGAGTTATCTGGTCGCGATTTATTTATGATTGAACAAACCGATATTGGGGAATTTGCTTTTTATAATCATCAGCATGTGCCCTTAGATTCACCAATGCTCGAAGAAAAAGAGCAGGATATGTCATTAAATAAACCAAAGCGTGGCGGCCCAAAAAAATATTATGTTTATGTTAAAGATCCTAAAACTGATAAGATTAAAAAAATTTCATGGGGTGATACCACAGGATTGAAAGCAAAAATTGATGATCCGGCAGCTCGTAAGTCTTTTGCTGCTAGACATCAATGTGATACAAAAACCGATAAAATGACCGCTGGTTATTGGGCATGTCGATTACCATATTATGCCGATCAGCTGGGATTAAGCGGGGGAGGAAATTTCTTTTGGTAGCCCCTTATTTCGATATCCCAACTGTTGAAGAAAATGTATGGTTTAGAACTTTTGCATATGATTGTGAAGGCGGCGATTTACATTGGCATAGGGATAAAAAAGATAGATTAGTTCTTGTTGTGCATAATAGTGCTGATTGGTTATTCCAAATGGAAAATACTCTTCCTCATATGATGGAAGAAGGTACAACATTTCAAATAAAAAAAATGGAATATCATAGGTTAATAAAGGGCAAACCTCCTACGGGTTGTCCTAGCGACGGTACTTTAATTTTAAAAATAATAGAACCGGGTACTTAGCAATGCTAAAATTTAAAACATATATTTCTGAAGGTGTTATGGTTAAATTGATTCGTGGCAAAGGCCAGGATACTTTAAAAATGAGAGACACTAAAGAAAAAAGTTGGGTTGAATTGCGGGGTAAACCTAATTTTGAAACTAAATATGATAAAAGGGATCCGTTACATAAAGCAATTACGGCGCTAGGTAAATCAGCAAATATATCTGATTTTATGAACGGTGATGAAGTAAGTATAAATCCAAACCATCCTGATGGTAAGAAAGCCTTAGCTATCATAAAAGAATTAATGAAATGAAAAGTTTCAAAACTCATTTAACAGAAGCTGTTAAATTGCCTAAATGGAAAAGGGCTGGACCCAACGGCGAAAAGGAAATTACTTTTCCTACCGGTAGAAGATTTAAAATTGAAAAACAATATGATGAAAATATTCGTCATAAAGGTGAGTGGAAAGTATTGGAGTGGAATTCAAAAACACGCGAGTGGGATTGGCATGAAACATATAGCCCACAATGGTATGCTAAAGAACAAGTTATGAAAATGGGCGAATATGATAATAGGGGTAAAAAAAATGTTAATTAATCCTCAATTGAATGAGCATCCGGATTGTGGTACCGATAATTGCTGTGGTGAGTGTAAGCCTACAAATGAATCCGCTACTAAATTAAATGAAGCAAATCCAATAGAATTACAAATTAAGACTTCTTTATTAACCGAAACTACGACGGAGTTATCCCAATGAAACCATTTAAGCTTTTTATTGCCGAAGGTGGAAGATCCGAAACCTGGGAAGATGGCTATAAACGTCGTGTTGTAAAAACAACTGATGCTGAACATAAAGCGGATGGTATGAAATGGCGTATTAAAGGTAAAGATAAAGATAATATCTCTATTAAGCTATACAAGAAAAAACCGGACCAAGAAGAATTTAATAAACAAATGAAGCGAGTGGCCGGCCATGAATTTGGTAGTCAATAATTATTACAAAATATATGTATTGAATATATTATATTATAAATAACAATAATAATAATTTATCGCATGGGAAATTAAATATATGTCCGATAATAACGAGTCACAAAGATCGCGACTAGAACGAATAGAAGTTAAATTAGATTTGCTAGCAGAAGCAATGGTATCTTTGGCACGCGCCGAAGAGAAAATTCTAAACATCCAAAAAGATAATTCAATGATGTATAAGCGATTAAATAAAATGGATGAAAAACTAGATAATTTAGGGCAAACAGCAGAAAATAATAGTAGAACTATTTCTATTATTAATAAAATATTTTGGGCAGTTTGTACTGCTGTTATTGCGGCTGTTGCCGCCAATATATGGATGTAAAGGAATACAATCATGGATAATCAATGGATCCGAAATTTGGCCGCAACATATGGTCAAGTAAAACAAAAACAAATGGAAGAAGCGGCGGCTAATCCTGCTGAAGAAACCGTAGATGAAAGTTCAGTTGCTGCGACGCGTAAAGCGTTAGCTAAAGTAAGTGCTGCTTCTAAAAAGGGTATAGAAAAGGTTACTCTACCAAAAGCCCCATGGGATAAAAAGAGTAAGACCGAAGATAATACTAACGATAAGTCTGATGACGGTGAAGGTATGGATAAAGTCCAGCCTAAAGCAGTCAAGAAAAAATTCGATGACCGTAAAGACAAAGACATTGATAACGATGGCGACATCGATTCTTCTGATGAATATCTTCATAAACGCCGCAAAGCAATTGCAAAGGCTATGGATGAAGAGCGTCAAGTTTGCCCTGAATGCAAAGGCAAAGGTTGCAAGCATTGTGATAATAACGGTTATCATGAAGTATCAGAAACTAAAAATGAAGATACTGATAATGCAACTTTAGTATGCAAAGAGTGCGGCGATGAATTTAACAAACCGAAAAACGAAGACTGCTCATATGATTCCAGCGACAAAGACGGTTCTAATTGGATTACTAAATCAAATACTGATGAATCTGTTCAAGAAGCTGCGCAACCGGAGTCCAATGATATCACACGTGATAGTTGGCAAAAGCAATTGCAAACACGCAAGGGCGAAGCAGATTTTATTAATAAACATACAATTGAAACACCAGAATATGCTGATGGCCCAACCGTTAACACAAAAACTTTTCAATCATTTTTGAACGGCGTTAAAAGTCCAACTACGAGACCCGGTGATAATTCTACTGGCGATAAAACGGTGATTTACCGCGCCTAAAAAATAAAGGCTAACACTTTGACATTATTTAATGAGTTGAATGAAAAGAATTTCCTTATATATGTAGCGAAGCATTATTATAATCCTAAGTGTATTGATGTTGATGAATTTCATGAAGATTTGAATAGATTTAAATATATAAAAAGATTGATTAATAAATATATAGAATCGGGCCGGTGTAGTGAAAGATTAATACTAAATCATTTGGTAGTAGTCTTTAACTCTTTTGGACCAGAAGCCACTCTTAAGATTTTAGAGTATAAAATGACTTCTGCCCACTGGCCCGTTTTAAAACCATTTTTATTGTTCCTTAATTATATTGGACCTAACCAATATCTTGGTATAGAAATGGATAAGGAAATTGTAGAAAGACTGAGAGCAATATAATGGGAATTTTTAAATCAGCAGCAGATTTAGTATATACTATTAGATTTTTAAAGCTATTAGTAACACCGTTTGAAAAAACCGAAGCATTTAAAATTGGTCTTATTGATAAAGCTGGTAAACGAATTAAAAGCGAAGCTATAGATTCTCCGGAAAAAAAATCTGCATATACTCCGTTTATTAAATTGGTATTTAATATTAAACGATTAATGGCTAAAGCGCCCGGTGGTGGTTCTATTATTGGGTCTTATGCTGCAGCTTTATATCTTATTAAAGAAAAATACAAAATTGATGATAGAGGATTACAAAAAATTATTGAAACAACTGGTCATCACCCCGTAGATTTTTTAAACGAACATAGCGAATGGTTTATGTTAGAAGGTAATCGGGTATCTCCGGGTATGTATAAGGTAAAATATCCTAAAATGGTTAATAGCACTAATGAAGAATTAGTACGGGCTAAAGATCAAATTCGTATTATTAATGATGGATATCCAATTGGAGATATATTTGGCTTAAATATATATGAGGCTGTACATATTAGAACAAATCAAAAAATCTATATATCATCTACAGAATTGCTATAGGAAATACTATGAAAAAAATCAAGCCCCTTTACGGTCAAGCCATAGCGCCCGTATTGTCAAAAACTGAAGATATTGCGGCCGGAACTACTACTCAATCAGTTGTTGGTGCCGGTGATAATCCGACTGGCACTGTTATTGTTGATAAACGCCGTCGTAAAGATAAACCACCAAGAATCTTAAAAAGATTCCGCAAATTTATTGAATAAAGTTTAAAAAATATGATTAAAGTGTATCTTTTCCTTTCATTATTTGCTATAATAGGTGTATCGGGCTATTTCGGATACCAAGAATACCTAAGATTGCAACAAACAATAATTATATTAGAAACCAATAATGCTAAATTAAATAGTGCTATAGAAACTCAAGAAGATGCTATGGCGTCTCTTCAAAACAGTTATAATGATGCACAAGCAGAATTGACCACTATAAATGCCGAATATGCAAAAATAAGAAGACAAAGCCAATTATTAGCTGATAAATTAGAAAGAATAGATTTAACAGTTGCTGCACTTAATAATCCGGCTGGAATTGAGCGCGCGGTTAATCGTGGCTCATATAACGCCGGTCGATGTTTTGAATTGTTATCGGGTGCCGAACTAAATGAAAAAGAAAGGACCGCTGTAAATGGCGAAGCTTTTAATAAGGAATGCCCTTGGCTTTATGATACTTACAAGTCTGATGGCCTGCTCGAAACCGCTACCTCAGCAAATACAGATATCGTCGAAGCCGATTAATAAACCCGTATTGACTTTACCTGAAGTTGATGAATTAAATATGAAAACTCTTGAATGGATTGTTATTAATGAAAACAATCTTGACCAGGTTATCGAAGATCTAAGTAACGATGGTCAAGCCTTTGCGCTTTATGCATTAACCGGTGATGGGTATAGTAATTTAGGATTAAATCTTAGTGAAATACGCAAGTTAGTTGAACAACAAAAAACTATTATTGCGGCATATAGAAACTACTATGAAAAGGCTGAAGAAGCTTTAGATAGTGCTGTAATACTGGAAGAATAATAAATGTCAACTTTAATATCAGATCTTATGAACGATACACTTTGGATATATACTAGTATATTGGGGGCAATCTTAGGTGCTGCATTTTTAGCATATTTTAAAGACACCCGAGTTGGCCTATGGTGTTATGCTAAGCTAGATCAATTTTTAGATTTTTTAGTTAATAGATACGGGTTTACTTGGTTTGAACAACCAACCGATGCTTGGCGCAAAAAATATCCGCATGTAACTAAAAAAATTGACGAACTCGAAAATAGAATTTTAGAACTAGAGAAAAAATAAATTAATTTATTTTCCATATATTGATAAAAAAATCGTTAAAAGACTACATATTGTTAATTTTAAAGATTTACTTATGATATATAATAGTATATAATAAATCATCCGACTGAGTATATAGCATTTGCTCTTATTTTAAGGGTTAATATAGCTATCTTATTTTTAGACCTCCAATGAAGGAATAGCCATGATGCTGCAAACAACTCCCCAAGAATTTTTAAGAAAAGTTAATTACGTTACTAAACGTGATGGCACTACTGAAAGCTACGACGAAAATAAAATTAGTCTTGCGGTTTCTAAAGCTATGAAAACTGTTGGAATGCGGAGCAGGTTGCTCCCAGGTGAAGTAGCCAATGATGTAACAAATTTATTGAATGAGGATGATGCTGCTGATGTTCAAGTGGGGGTTGATAATATTCATACAACTGTAGAGAATGTTATTATGGATATGGGCTTACATGATTTAGCCCGTGAATATATTCGTTTTCGTTTTAATAACCAACCAGATATTTTTCGCAAAAGAACAAACCTAAAGCCGTATGAATATCCTCAGCTTAATGAATACACAGATGCTATTCGTCATTCATATTGGGTTCATACTGAATTTAATTATTCATCTGATATTCAAGATATGAAAGTTAATATGAAACCCGAAGAGGTTGAAATTGTTAAGAAGGCTATGTTAGCCATTTCTCAAATTGAAGTTGCGGTTAAAACATTTTGGTCTAAAATCGGTGATCGATTCCCAAAACCAGAAGTGTCTGCAGTAGGTATGACTTTTGGCGAATCTGAAGTGCGGCATGCCGATGCTTATTCAAATCTTATTGAAATAATGGGGCTTAACGAAGAATTTGAAAAGCTTGTTGAAGTGCCTGCTATGAAAAAACGTATTGCGTATCTCGAACAATCAATTGGTTCTCCTGTTGATAATAAAGATTATTTTCATAAAATTATTCTATTTTCAATGTTTGTTGAAAATGTATCTTTGTTTAGCCAGTTTTTAATTATGATGTCATTTAACAAGCATAAAAATGTGCTTAAGGGTATTTCAAATGCAGTAGAAGCTACTTCAAAAGAAGAAGATATTCATGCTCGATTTGGGTTTGAACTGGTAAATATTATTCGGGCAGAAAATCCAGATTGGTTTGATAAAGATAGTATTAGCGAAGTTAATCGCCTTTGCCGTGATGCATATAAAGCAGAATCTGCAATTGTTGATTGGATTTATGGCGAATATGATTTAGATTTCTTGCCAAAAGAAACAGTAAAAGAATTTTTAAAATATCGGTTTAATCAATCGCTCCAAGCAATTGATATGAAGCCATTATATGATGTAGATATGGATGCAGTCAAAACTACTGACTGGTTTATGGAAGAAATTTTGAGTACAAAAAATGTAGACTTTTTTGTTAAGCGCAGTACCGCGTATTCAAAGAAAACAAAAGCGTTTACTTGCGATGATTTATTTTAGGAAATTATAGAATGAAAAAATATAAAAAGTTTTATTGGTTAAACGAAGATTCCCGAACATTTTTGTCACGTGGCTATTTAGAAGGAAAAGAAAAGCCAGAAAGCCGTATTCGCAATATTGCGGATAAAGCAGAATGGTATTTAAAAGATATGGCAAAGACTAAATCAGACCAATCAAAATTTGATGGTTTTGCTGATAAGTTTTATGATTATATGAGCCGCGGCTATTATTCATTAGCATCGCCAGTATGGGCAAATTATGGCAAAAACCGGGGCTTACCAGTTTCTTGTTTTGGTTCTTATATTGACGATAATATGGAAGCTATTTTATTTGGTCATGCTGAAAACGGTATGCTAATGAAAAACGGCGGTGGTACGTCGGGTTACTTTGGCGCCGTTCGTCATCGCGGTGCTCCAATTCGTGATTCGGGAGAATCCTCGGGTTCGGTACACTTTATGCAGATGTATGATACTTTGGCATCAGTTGTATCGCAAGGTTCAGTTCGCCGTGGTTTCTTTGCGGCATACCAAGACATTGAACACCCAGATGCTGACGAGTTTCTGGACATTGGTACAGAAGGTAATCCTATCCAAGGGCTTACAACAGGTATTACGGTAAGTGATGCGTTTATTCGCGAAATGAAAGCCGGTGATGCAGAAAAGCGCAGATTATGGGCAAAAGTTTTGCAGCGTCGAGCTGAAATTGGCTTCCCATATATTTTATTTAGCGATAATGTAAATGATGGCCGGCCCCAAGTTTATAAAGATAAAGATCTGCGCGTATATGCTTCTAATATGTGTGCTGAAATTGCCTTGCCATCTTCACATGAAGAAACGTTTACTTGTGTATTATCATCACTTAATCTTTTACATTGGGATGAGATTAAAGAAACAGATGCTATTGAAACATTAACTATGTTCCTTGATACTGTCTGTGAGGAATTTATTCGCAAGACCGAAGGCCAGACATATTTGCTTCGTGCGAGGGAATTTGCAAAAAATCACCGGGCGCTAGGCGCTGGTATTCTTGGCTGGCATTCATATTTACAGTCTAATATGATTGCTTTTGAGGGCACAGCCGCGGCCAAATTAAATCTTGAAATTGCAAAAACATTGCGAACAAGAAGTTATGAAGCTTCAAAAGAATTGGCTATTGTTTTAGGCGAACCACCACTTCTTGAAGGCTATGGTATGCGCAATACTACTACAATGGCTGTTGCTCCAACTAAATCATCAAGTTTTATTTTGGGTCAAGTATCTCAATCTATAGAGCCAGAATTTAGTAATTGCTATGTTAAAGATTTGGCTAAAATGAAAGTAACAATTAAGAATCCATATCTTGAAAAATTATTGCAAGAAAAAGATGAAGATAAACCCGAAGTATGGGAAGCAATCCGTAATGCAGATGGATCTGTTCAGCATCTCGATATTTTAACTGATGATGAAAAAGCAGTATTTAAAACATTTTCTGAAATTAGTCCAAATACTATTATTGATCAAGCGGCAATCCGTCAAGAATATATTGATCAAAGTCAAAGCTTGAATCTAATGCTTGATCCAGATATGACTGTAAAGGAAATTAATCAGCTATATTTGTATGCTCATGAATTGGGTATTAAGAGTTTATATTATAGTTTTTCTATGTCTGCAGCACAATCTTTGACCCGCAAAAGAGTAATATCAACTGAATGCGCAGCATGTGAGGCCTAATATGAAATATTTTTATTTAGACTGTGATGTTTGTGAAACTGAAACACAAGTAGTAATATCAACCGATATCGATGATGATCCATACCATTGCCCGATGTGTGGAACCGAAATACGAGCAGAAATGATTGATGAACTAAACGACTCCGAAGATTAACTCTTAACATGTATTATAAATAAATTTATCGCGATGCGAATAAAGGATAATACATGTGGTTTTATAATGATATTGAATATAACCCGACGGAAGAGGAAATAAAGCCTTTCGTCGGGTTTGTATATTTAATTACTGATTTAACAAATAATAAAAAATATGTTGGTAAAAAAAATCTATGGTCTACTCGAAGATTGGCGCCATTAAAAGGATATAAAAGAAAGCGTGTTAAAGTAACACAATCTGATTGGCAAAACTATTATGGTTCAAGTGAAGAAGTTAAATTGCTTGTTGAAAATTCGGGAAGAGATAGATTTAAACGAGAAATACTGCGATTATGTATATCAAAGGGTGAATGCTCGTATTATGAAATGAGAGAACAAATGGTGCGGGATGTGTTATTAAAGCCCGATGAATACTATAATGCCTTTGTGGGTGGCAAAATCCATCGCAAACATGTATTAAAAGAAAAAAAGGATTAAAAAATGTATGAATATAAAGCAAACCTAGTAAAGGTTGTTGATGGAGATACCGTAGACGTTGATATTGATCTTGGATTCGGAATCTGGTTAAAAAACGAACGCGTCCGTGTTATGGGAATTGACACTCCGGAATCCCGAACCAGTGATAAAGTTGAAAAAATTTTTGGTATAGCCGCAAAAAATCGGTTAAAACAATTACTTGAAAAAGAATGTATCCTTAAAACGTTTGCCGCAAAAGATGGCGAAGATATGAAAGGCAAATTTGGGAGAATCCTTGGTGACTTTATTATTGGTGATACAACGGCTGCAGCTATTTTAATTGATGAACATCATGCAGTAAAATACTTTGGGCAAAATAAAGCTGATATTGAGCGCGATCACCTTGGAAATAGAGAAATTTTATTAAGTGAAAATATTATAGATGTAGCCGAAGTTCAAGAAGCTGCTGCAAAAATGAAATAAATCCTTTAGGGGGTTTACTTATCGATCAATATAGTGTAAAATAGTATATAACGATAGGGAGTATATAATGATTTTAATTGATTTCAATGGTGTTGCTATTGGTAATGTTATTGTGCAACGGTTAGCTTTAGATGAAAATCTTATTCGCCATATGATTCTTAATTCAATAAGAATGTATCGTCAAAAATTCGGTAAAGAATATGGCGAAATTGTTATTGTGGCGGATGGTAAAGGTAATTGGCGTAAAGATGCATTTCCACAATATAAATTCAAACGCAAAAATGCGCGTGAAGAATCTACAATTGATTGGAATGAAGCGTTTCGGATTATTAATTTAATTCGTGATGAAATTCGTGATCATTTTCCATATAAAGTAATTCATCAAGAAGGCTGTGAAGCCGATGACGCTATTGCTCATATTGCTTTAGGAACACAAGAGTTTGGTCAGCATGAGCCAGTAATGATTATTTCTGCTGATAAAGATTTTATTCAATTGCACAAATATGAGAATATTCGTCAGTATTCTCCAATGACTAAAAAGTTTGTAAAAGAAGATAATCCGCGGTTGTATTTTGCTCAACATATTTTTAAGGGTGACGCTAGTGATGGCATCCCTAATGTATTATCTGATGATAATGTATTTGTTGAAGGCCGTAGGCAAACCCCGCTAACTAAAAAGAAAATTGAGACTTGGCTTGCTGCAGATAATCTGGAAGCAGCGATGGGTGCAGATGCATATAGAAACTACATGCGAAATAAAAAACTTATAGATTTGACTGAAACGCCCATTTCTGTCGTTAAAGAAATTATAAATAATTATGAAAGCCAAAACCCTTCAAGTAATAGGGGAAAGGTTTTCCCATATTTGATTCAGAAGCGATGTAAATTGTTATTAGAAAGTGTACAGGAGTTTATATAATAAATGCTATTAGTTCATGAAATTATTCACGCGGCGGCCCGTGAAAAGAAAAAGGCCGACACGATTCAAATTTTACAAAATCATGAATCGTGGGCGTTGAAAGATATTTTACGTGGATCTTACGATTCAAATATTGTTTGGAATATTCCATCTGGCATACCGCCATATGAAGCAAATAAAATTGACTCTATTCCATCGTCTCTGAGCAGACAAAATAGTAAATTCCGATATTTTGTAAAAGGCGGTCCTGGCGACAGCATGCTTAAAGCTAAACGCGAAAAGCTATATGTGCAATTATTGGAATCTATCCACCCAGCAGATGCAGAGATTGTATTAAACATGATTCAAAAAAAAGCTATTAAAGGTATTACCCGCAACACAGTAATGGAGGCCTTCCCAGGGTTATTGTCTGATTCATAAAATGCATATGTTATTCACATTAACAACTAATTAATACTGAACTGGCCGTGCTTTGCACGAGCCAGTTTTTTCACTTTAAAGGAAGTCTGATGCTAGAGCAACAACTGAAAAGATTACAAGAAGATTCAGCTCAACTCGAAATTTTTGCAAACGAACTCAGAAAAGAAGGAAAGCAAGACCTAGCTAAAAAGGTCATAGTGAAAAAACAATATATTGAATCCTATATATCATCAAAGAAAACCGAATTAGTGACAACGCATTAGAAAGTATAAAATATTAGATTATGGCTATAGATTACATGAATTGGATAGAAATAGATAAAATTCTTTGGGAAGCTATTTCTAAGTGGGATGGCGCTGCAGATACTCGGATTAAAATGTTATCTCGAATATCAAAAAAATTTAATTGGACCGATAAACAAACCGAATTTGCATGCGCTAACCATTTTAATATGAGAATAAAATTACAAAAAAAAGAAAAAATTGTGGTTAAAACAAAAACAAAAAATATCGCAAAAAAGAAATAAGCTATTTACAATCCACTTTAAATGTGGTAATATAGTATATAACTTGGAGATATTATTATGAATTTATTTGTATTATCTGAATGCCCAATTGAGGCTGCTCAACAACAATGTGATAAGCATGTTGTTAAAATGATTTTAGAATCAGCACAAATGCTTTCGACCGTGCACCGTATGCTAGATGGTCACGCTGAAAAACGGCCATCAAAATCCGGCAAACGCATGGTTTGGCATTACCTTCACCCCAACAATAATATGGATAATGTGCTATATAAAGCAGTTCATTATCATCATCCATGCACAGTATGGACAGCAGAATCCAAAGATAATTACAATTGGCATTATGAGCACTTTATTGCGCTTGGCGAAGAATTTGAATATCGCTATAATAAACAACATCTCAGTATAACAAAGCTAAAAGATATTTTAGTAAAACCTCCTACTAAAATACCAGATATTGGACGTACACCATTTAAATTGGCTATGGCGTCTAATCCAGAATGCATTGCTCTCAACGATCCGGTTGAGGCATATCGGGCATTCTATCAAACTAAGCAAGCAAGATTTAAAATGTCTTGGTCTAAACGTGAAACACCAAATTGGTTTAAGGAGATTGCAGCATGACTAAAGCTGAAAGAATTGCAAAATCAGAAGCAGCACGGCATAGAAGAAAAAATGTAAAACGTATAATAACTGACCGAACTGTGCGTCTTTATTCTAAATTCCGAAGAATTCGCCGTAAAAATGCAAAGACAAAAAAAATCAATAATTAAATTATTATTATCTTTCTTATAAATAATTCTGAAGTATTACCAATTATTAATAAGGGGTGTTGTATAAAATGACGAAACATTTGTTCACTAAAGTTTCAGAATTATATAAGGATATCCACGGCTATCCGCTTAAAGGTGGACTAAGAAAAATTCTGAAAGAAATGCCAGAAACCGAGCTAGATTCTTATTATGAAGATTTAATTAATTTATTGCAATATCAAATAGACGAAATAAATATTGCTAGTAATAAAAATCATAAGCTGTTTATTGATAGATTAGTTGGAATGATGAAAGATTACAAAATATCTTTATTACAAGCCATGATTTGGGATGCTGATGGATTAAATATAACGCTTTCAGAAGATTATAAGTATAATTTGTATAACAAAAATAATGTAGCCCAATACCTCAATTCCAATAAGCTTTTTGATGATATATACGAATTTTATCAAAATGTTTTATTTGGAATTGAGGGCGATAAAGAGATAGATGATTAATGCCTATGTACACCCTGAGAGACACTGCCACAGCCTACGAATGGGATGTAGTATGTTCATATGAAGAATTGCAACTTATTTTGAATGAAATGCCTGATGTAATTCAAAAATTATCTGCACCAAAAATTGTAAGCGGTGTTGGTAATATTATAAACAAAACGCCAGATGGATTCAAAGACGTTTTGGGCCGAGTAAAATCTGGTTCGGGCCGTAATAACAACGTAAGAATTTAATTATGAAAAAAAGCAATAGTCTACAAGTCCATGCTGCAGAACTTGAACCATTTAACCCTATTACCGAACGGCAATCAAAAGCCTTTGAACATTGGGAAGATGGGTATAATCTAGTCTTATCTGGATCAGCTGGCACTGGTAAAACTTTTATAGCTCTATATTTTGCATTTTATGAAATGCTTAATAATCCAGATAAATATCGTAAAGTAATGATATTAAGATCTATGGTTGCAACCCGAGATGCTGGCCATTTACCCGGAACTAAAGAGGAAAAAGAAGAACCATATAAAGTGCCGTATAAACATATTTGTGACGTAATCTTTGGATATGGCGGCGCATATAATAAGCTTGTTACTCAAAAGAAATTAGAATTTGAAACCACTTCTTATATTAGGGGTGCAACTTTTGATAATACTATTATTGTAGTTGATGAAATGCAAAATCTTAATTTTCATGAATTGGATTCTGTTATTACTCGAGTTGGCAATGATTGCCGAATAATTTTTAGCGGTGATTCGAAACAAACCGATTTTAAATATAAAGATGAAAAAGACGGCATTTTACAATTTGTATCTATTATTGAACAAATGCGGTTTTTCAAAATAGTTAATTTTGAATGGGCAGATATTGTTCGCTCAGATTTTGTTCGAGATTATATTATGACAAAAGATATGCTTAATTTATAAGGATTTATTATGATTTATAATACCTTTGCAAAACGCAATCAAATTAGATGGTATGATGAAACCCGCGCCCCCAATAAAACAATTATATCAGATGCTTTGACAAGCACGCATGATATTGTGGCATCAAAACAAAATTTAATACCGTATAAAGTTTATGCGGTTGGCCCATTTAATAAAAATATAAATCAGGGGTTATATAATGTTTCGGCGTATAGTAGGGTAAGATCAAATTATAATTTATTAACTGCGCCTTATCAATTCATTTATACTGTAAGACTTGCTACCGGAAATGCAAAAGTACAAAGCGATTTATCAGGTGGTCATAAGCAGCCACCAATGGATCCAGCAATTTATAAAACTCATTATACTTTAAAAAATACAAATATTGAAATAGGAATGCATGCTACCATTTTAAGTGGTTTATTAATTGAAGCTGGCCTAGATGTTTCTTATACATTATGCTTTGCAGATTTTAATGTTAAAAAAGAAATATGGCTAGATAATAAACTTGATTTTATAGAAGACGATGTACAATTTTTAATGTCTGCTGGCTATGCAGATGTATTAAAATATAAAAATTCAACTGAAGATAGACCAAATTTAGCGGAAGTATTAACATGGGTGTAATAAAAATTTACGGAAAAGAAGGCTGTGTATATTGCAAAAGAGCTGTGCGATTAGCAACTGAATGGCAGCTTGATTATAACTATATAGATATTAATGAACCAGGCAAAAGAGATGAAATGTTTAAATTAGTACCAAATGCAAAAACTGTACCACAAATTTTTTGGCATGATAAACACATTGGTGGATATCAAGAATTTGCAGTAGAAATAGAAAATACCGCTGGTGGTCATGGGGAAAGTGATTTTTAATATATTATGGCAAAATTTGGAAGATACGACCCTCGTAATAAAAAAAGAGGGCAGCAAAAAATTCGATCAATTGAAAAAGATTTTAAAATAAAATCTATTGAAAAAGAAAAAAAAATTAAACCTATAGAATTATTATATTTTAGTGATGATAATGACACTACGATAAAAAAATAATCTATTAAATTAAAAATAAGGGTGTACAATCCATTAATCAAACGCTATAATAATATTATATTAATGGAGAACTACATGATGAAAAAATTGAACAACCTAGATAAAGTCATTCTAACGGACTGCGATGGTGTGCTACTTAATTGGGAGTACGCCTTTACTGTTTGGATGGAACATCATGGTTATGAAAAAACTGGTGATCCAGACGCATATGATATTGGCACACGATACAATCTTACGTCTGATAAAAAAGAAGAGCTTGTCCGCTTTTTTAATGAATCTTCAACTATTGGATTTTTACCGCCATTACGCGACGCTATGCATTATATTGATCTATTACATCGCAAGCACGGGTATGTTTTCCATATGATTACTTCTTTGTCGCTAGATCCAACAGCTCAAGCCTTACGGATTAAAAATACTAAGAAACTTTTTGGTAAAACGGCATTTGAACAGTTTATCTTTACCGATACTGGCGCTGATAAAGATGAAGTTCTTGCCCCCTATGAAAATAGCGGATATATATGGGTAGAAGATAAAATTGAAAATGCCGAATTGGGGGATCGTTTAGGTCTTGAATCGATTATTATGGAGCATTCTCATAATATGCTATATGAACAATTGCCAGTTATGAAAAACTGGAAAGAAATTTATAACTATATTGTAGGATAAGTAATGAATATATTTCAAATTCTAGTATTAAGATCTAGCGTCGAAAAATTATTTAATGATCTAAATTTGCCAGCCGATAGAAAAACTGGTACAATAGATAATATTAAATGGTTTTTGAAGAATGGATATCGGCAAAATAGATTTAAATCTACTTTTGATGAAACTAAAAAATTATGTAAAATTATGCTAAAGGAAATTACACATGACCAAAAAAACAAAATCAGCGCCCAAAAGTAAAGCTGCTGTTAAATCTAGCCCACCAGCGTCACAATCAACAAATTTAGATATTAATGATCTGGTAGTTGTACGGCAAGTAATTGACGCGTCTACTAAAGCTGGCGTATTTACTGCACAAAATCTTTCTATTGTTGGTGCAGTTTATGATAAAATAAATACCATTGTTGAAAAGTTTTTAGCAGCAGAAGCTCAACCAAAACCAGAAATTGTTAAAAAAGCCGAAACCCAACCGGAAATTGTTAAAGAGTTTATGGAGGGCGAAATTGTTGGAGAGTTCTCGGCAAAAGAAGCTCAACCAAAAACCGAATAGGAATAAAATAATGAAACGAATGATATATCAAGTATGCGTGGGCAAACGCTCAACATTGTATAACCATTGTGTTGAATCGGTGGCGCAATACTGCAAAGCCCATAATATTGAACATATCGTTCAGAAGTCTCCTATCTTAATGATTAAGCCAGATGTCTTTGCAACAAATAGAAGTAAAGAATCTTATGAAAAGCATGGTGGATATCTGCCTATCTTTGAAAAAGAAAACGCCTTTACCTACTTACCAAAATATGATCAAGTAGCAATTATTGATGCTGACATTTGGATTCGACCAGGTGCACCAAATATTTTTGATGATTTGCCAGATGATGTTGATGCTGGTTTTGTTTGCGAAAGAGAAATGCCTATTACCGAAGAATACAAACGCAAAATTATTGGATATTCTAAAATGCAATACGGAACTCTTCGTAGCATTGATTGGAAATGGAATGCTTCCGGCGCGGAGTTTTTTAATATGGGTATGATGGTATTAAATTCAAAAGCTATTCTTAAATATCTTAAAGGCGAAACCCCAAATCAGTTTTTAAGAAGACCTGATTTTAAACCTTTTATTGATGGCATGGGTAATTGGAAATGGTCAACTGATCAAACTCTTCTTAATGTTTGGGTTAAAGAAGAAAAAATGAATGTTGCTCATATGAATTTTAAATGGAATGCATTGTTTAATGCAATACCTGAAAATAAAGTTAAGGAAGCACATTTTGTGCACTTTTTCTTAAAAGATAAGCTTCCGTACAAGGGTGAAAATATAGAAGAATTAATAAAAGCGGTGGAATAATGACCAAAAGGATATTATATACTGGTGGAACATTTGATTTATTTCATGCCGGCCACGTGAATTTTTTATCACGTTGTAAATTGATTGCTGATATTGTGGTGGTATCTTTAAATAGTGACAAGTTCATACGAGATTATAAGGGATTTAATCCGTTTCATTCATTTGAAGAACGAAAACTTATACTTGATTCGTGTATTTATTGTGATAAGGTTGTTCGCAATATTGGAGATACCGATAGTACACAAGCTATTGAAAAGGTTCAACCGCATATTATTGCAATTGGTACTGATTGGGCATCTAGAGACTATTACAATCAAATGGGATTTAGTCAAGAATGGTTAGACTTGAGGGATATAGTCATGGTATATATACCTTATACAAAAGGTGTTAGCTCTACAATTATTAAACAAAAAATTGTAGATCAAACAAAAATGAAAAAATGAAAATAGCAGTCTGTGTAAGCGGTCAACAAAGAAAAACTAATATTCAGTTTGAAACATTAAATGCTAGAATGAAAGCTGCATTTAAAAATTTTACTGCAGATTATTTTTACCACACGTGGGATAATTGTCTTTTAAAAAAATATGAAAATATGGTCATTGAACCAGAACCTATAATAGACTATAGTCCAATAAAAGATACTACTGTATATGCTGGAGAATATTTTGATTCAAAAAGAAAAAAGTATAAAAAAACTCAAAAGTTAGATTACGGCACAAAACAAATTTTAGCTCATAATTCTCTTGTGGCAAAATTGAATAAAAAATATGATGTTATAGTAAGAGTTAGATGGGATTTATATTTTTCTGACGCATTGAATTATGCATGCTTTTTAGAAAAGGCTAAAGATGAGGGCCCCGTTGGACTGGGCTGGGGAGTGATGGATACTAAATTGTTAGACTTTCCTGTAAAACACAACATGACAAAAAATAATCCTAGATGGTGGAAAATGATTAGTCCGGATAGTCTTATCATGCATACACCCGAAATATGGAATGTAGATATGGTTAATAGCTTACATGAAAAAAAAGAATTATTGCCGGCCGAATGGGGATGGTATCAAATTTTGTGCAGCAATGGGAAAAATAACCATACCACATATAAAGGAGGGTGTATTAATATGGCACCTGCTATAGGAAGAAAATGGCCGCAATGATTGAACATATAATACGCAAATTTAATCCAAATGTATGTTATGATATTGGTGCGCATGATGGTAGCTTTAGCCAATTATTGCACCGCATATTACCCCTAGCCACTATACATCAATTTGAGGGAAGTCCTAATAAATTTCAAAAAGTGAAATGGGGCACTTGGCATAAAGTATTACTATCTGATAAAGATGATATTACTAAAACATTTTATCATGATGGCGGAATGGGCGATACATATATGGTAGAGACTCCGGAGTTTTTAAAATCAAAATACCAAACTACTCTTATAGCAACCTCTCGCCTTGACACTTACGTAAAAGAAAAAAATATTGCATATCCAGATTTTATTAAAATTGATATACAAGGTGCAGAGCTTGATGTTTTAACGGGGTGTAATGATATATTAAACCACTGTAAATTTATTCACTGCGAAATTCCAGCAAAAGGAATAACATTTAATACCGGTTCTCCATCACACGAAGAATATTTGGAATTTTTTAAAAAAGCTGGATTTGTATATTCTAAAAAAATTAAAGACCATCTAAGAAATAAAAAAATACTAATTCAACATGATTATTTCTTTTCAAAGGAACCATTAGAATGAAAAATATTATATTACAGC